GACCTGATGGCTGGTAGCATTGCTCATCGTCTGGGTATAAAAGAAGAACAATATCCAGCTGATTGGACAAAGTATGGCAGGGCTGCTGGTCCAATCAGGAACAAGAGAATGTTGGTGGAAGGTAAACCTGACAGGGTGTATGCCTTCCACAACAACATAGAGCTAAGCAAAGGAACATCTAATATGGTTAACATAGCAATCAAAGCTGGAATTCCAGTGGAGATAATAAAAGAAGGAGGTGTCCAATGGCGAAAGTAGGGAATGAGACGGAACTCATCCTTATCCTAGCTGCGGAACGCATGGAGGCTGAGCGTTTGGATTGGATTCGTAGGCAGAGTAACCCCAATGCTAACTCCAACAATCCAGCCTGGATGATGGGTTATGAGGCTGCCTTACGAGAGTTCAATGCCATGCTTACCAGCATAGTGGCTGAGCTAGAACAAAGGTAGAAAAGAAAAGGAGGAATAATGGAGTTTGAGAAAGCAACGGTAGACAACATCTTCCTGGCACTTTGTTGTCTTATAGGCAAGCAAGGTATTGATTGGGACTATTATGAGGAACAAAGACCAGTTATTATAATATGTATAAATTAAAGAAGGAGGTTTGATATGGCATATGAAGATGTAAAGGTTAAGCTGCATGGTAGAACAATGAAGAAGATAGCCAACAACACGTATCTGGAATATGACTCTAGCGAGGACTGTATTGACATGCACCTGCATGGTTACTACATAGCCATGTTCAATAAAGACTATGTTGAGCTATCATCATGTGGGTGGGATACCAGCACTACCAAAAGAAGACTCAACATGGCATTAGACATTGCCCATATTCCACTAAGTGTATACCAACATGATTATATATGGTATATCGGTAACACAAACCCAAAATTAGATAAACCATTCTTTGATGGTATCAGACTAACCTATGATGGGAATATAATCAATCGCTTTATCGGTGAAAGAATCTACCAAGACTATGACTATTGACACTGAGCTATATACTGACCCAGAGCTTATAGGTATTCAGCCAATGGGAGGCTTCTACCATTGGTGCCCCATATGTGATGGTGGATTGTTTTACTCATCTAAACACCAGGCATTTGTGTGCACAGTATGTGGTACAATCTTCCCGATGGATGATATATTCCTATACGACCAGGAGGTGATATGGTAGACATTAGATTGCTTGCAGTTGGTTTTGGAATAGGTTTCCTTCTCGCAGGGTTACTAACATACCTTGCTATCTGGCACACATGGGAAAGGAAAGGAGGTAATAATGCCAAAAAGAAATCCAAGAAGGCATAGGTTTACACCAGAAGAATGTAAAAAAGGTGGTGAAGCTGGCTTCCGTGCTGCTGTGGCCAGTGTCCAGGAACGGTATAACCTTGAATTCAACGACGCCGTACAGTGGTTAAAGCGGAGAATTGGCTGGATGACACCAGGAAAGGAGGGTAAATGAAGGCAATAAAGAGTAATATGGAAGACCAAATCTTAACCAATGACAGAAGAATACTACATTGTCCAAGCTGTGGAGCCGAATACTCAGGTAATGCTGGAGATTATTGGAATGTGCCAGATGATTATGTATTCCACTGCTTAGAATGTGGAGTAGAAATGGAATTGGTTGAGAAGATAGTAACTATAACCTATAAGTAAAGAAGATTGCGAAAGGAGAAATAATTAAATGGAAGAAACTAGATACCTCAGAGTATCCAATGAGGAACTCAATGACAAATGCCAGGAGATGGCTAGCCTGTTGGATGAGAACAAAGGGCTTTGGGATAAGATATTCAGTGAACCAATGACCGAAGGCATACTATCACTATCCATAGAACATTGCCTTATTGGCTTATACAAAGAATCACCAACGGCAGCATTATCCACCATGGCAACTGCTTGTTTTACCTTCGGCTTCAAGTATTGTCTTGACCTAATCCAAATAAGGGATACAACTGCTGGAACGCATGGATAATATAATAAACTACATTATCTATGCTACTGGGACATTAGCAATCTACCTAGCAATCCTGTTCATTGTTATTGGTGGACTTATACTACTTATCAAATGGATTAGGAGGCATAAATGAAATCCCTTAAACAAAGAGTCCTGGAAGAACGTGGTCTTATAGAGCACAAGGAGAAAGGTAAGCATAAGCGTCTGGCTGTTATACCCCCATCTCCACATGATGGACTTAAAACCCCTCATATGAAATACCTTGAACTAAAACATAGAAAACCAATTGAGCGGTTATTAATGGAAGGAAGCCTTAGTGTTGTAGCCAAGAACCTTGGTATAGATACAAGCACAGCCAGTAGATGGATTAGCAAACTTAAACTCCGTTATACTGAGGATAACTTACCACAATGTGAAGGTTGTTCTAAATACCGTAGAAGCTGTGAGCTTGGTATATGCTGTATCCTATCAGATATGGAGCTTTGGGATTTAGTATTACTTAAGCAAAAGGAATTGTTAATGGAGCAAAAGGAGGGAAATGAAACATAGGAAGCACATCAATCCAGATGGTAGCGTTGTAATAGTGCCAAAATCTGCCAGGATAGCAGAATCTACATGGATAGGGGAGCACACCAGAATAGGAGAGGGTGTTGAGATAGGAGAGTTTGTAGATATTGGGAAGTTCACCAAAATAGGGAAATCCGCTAGGATAGGAGATTCTACCAACATAGGGAATTTCACCACGATAGGTAAATCCGTCTGGTTAGGAGAATCCACCTGGATAGGAGACTCCGCTGAGATAGGGGATTTTACCCAAATAGAGAGGACTGTCAAAATAGGGAAATCAGCCAAAATAGGGAAATCCGTCATAATAGGAAAGTCTGCCTGGATAGGAGGGTCTACTAAGATAGAGGAATATGTTAGAATAGGGGAGTCTGCCAGGATACTTCCCAATATCCGAGTTTCAAAAGGCCTGGATGGGGCAACATTCCAGTGTGGCTCATTCGTGGCAACAGTCAATGGCAACAAAATAGCCATTGGTTGTAAGATAAAAACTATCAAGCAATGGCAAAAAGTTACCCCCGAACTCGCTAAGTGGCTTGGACTACCAAGGCATCTTTACCCTCAATATCTTTACCCTCAATACAAGGCGTTTGTGGATATGGTAGCTAAGTATCAAGAAGAAAACAAGAAATAGGAATTATTGAAAGGAGATGGACATGAACATACTGATTAACCCACCAGAGATAGGTGGTAGAATGGTGGCAAAAGCATTTATCTTGAATTTAATAAACCACCATGGTGAGCTTACCACCAACTTCATTTGTCATTCTGTGTTCCACTTTCCTATATACGGAGAGCTTGACAGTCAGGTTCCTTGGCTACTAACCAATCAGCTTCTCACTGAGATGGAGAGGATGATATGGATTCGTATGACACCAAGGCTGACTTGGGAAATAAATACGGAATTGTTTATGGAGGATTGATGATATTAGTCAAACTACCACCAAATAATTATGGTTTTATACTGATTCTTGTTAATAATGAGTTTGTTGGAGCATTGTGGGGAAAGCCTACAGTAGAAATATACCAAGGCAACCCTAAACAGTGGTTAATAAGGGAGGAACATGATGCCATAATAGCAGACCAAATTATGAAGGATTGCGATTAAGGAAGGAGTAAAAGGAGAATGAGGGCAATGACCACAAGCCAGCTATTATCATGGAATCCTCCATTCCAACCCTATATTATAAGTGATGGTATACTATTACCACAAACTAAGATGATATTATTCGGCAAATTTGAAACATGGAAGTCTATGTTAGCAATCCATACAGCGTTTACCCTAGCAAATGGACAACCATGGTTCAACTTTAAAACAGCCAAGTGTTCCAGCTACACATTACAATTGGAAATTCCGAAACAGGAGCATCGCAAGCGTGTGGCTAAATACATAAAAGGCAATGAGGTAAGCCTGGATGAAACACCCGTATATTTCCTCACTGAGACATATTTCAAATTGGATAGGCCAGCATACCAACAACTTATGGAACAGGAGCTAGCTGAATCTAAAGTCTCAGTCCTTATAGTAGACCCAATATACCAGGTAGTTTCAGGTAGACTAACCGATGAGTATGATGCTAGGAAATTCACTGACAGGATGGATACCATTATTGACAAATATAAAATAGCTGTTATTATGGTACACCATGAACGCAAATCCCAAATCTTTGAGGGTGAGGCTTACTCCTCATCAGAGGACATCTTTGGTTCATCAATCTTCATTGATTGGTGTGATACAGCTATCAGAACAACAAAACTAGCGGATTCCAAAATAGAACTATCCTTTGATAAAGTCCGCCATGCCGAGCGGTTACTAAAACCAATAGTAGTTGATATTAACAGGGAAGACTTAACATTCCACCTAACTAAATTATAAATACATTAAGGAGGTAAAATGACTAAAGATGATTTTATCAAAAAGTATGGTGATAGGAAAGTGAAGTTTTCGGATTATTACAAATACGTCTTCACATTTGAAGGTAGCGGAGGACTGGTTATATATTGTGGTGGTTTCCACGATGAAATTTACAGGTTTGATGTTGAACCCAATAAGCCATATACCGTAAGGGAGCTTTCCCCATTCTATGGTAAATGTGGCGACGATGAATTTCCCACTTTATAAGTAAGGACATGTATATACTATATTATACACTATATAATGTATAGATATACAATAAAGTATATAGAACGCTTGTTTCGCCCATTCGTTCTATTGACAGAGCTATGAGCTAGGTGATATAATTAAATTGTGAATAAATTAAATTGGCATGTGGTTATTTCGTTACCATCAGAAGCTAAGATTGCCATACAATACTTAGCATTGTCAAATGGAGTAACCATAAAGGATGTTATATCCAAATTCATTGCCGATGGACTAATGCAAAGGATTGGAGGTGATAGTGAACTAGAAAAGGAAATAAATAGATTGGTTGAATTCAAAACAGTAATAAAAAAGGAGGATTAAATGTCGGAACAAGCACCAAGTTTTAGAGGATTGGAGGAAGGCTACCAAGCACTGCCTGTAAAGCACTTTAAAGGTAAGCTGGACAGCTTTAATACAGAGTTAAGGACCAATGTAACTCCAGCTAAGGAATACATAAACATACTCTTCTCAGACCTAACCATCATAGAAACAAGGGAGCCATATAACTTCCCGATACTTCAAATCTCATTTCCACATAGCTCAAGGAAATCATCCTACTGGGGAGTTTTTGCTAGTTCTGGTTTGAAGTTTATTGGGGAAGACGAGGACTTCCCCAATTTACAAGGTAGATATATGGAGCTACAATTAACCCCTGGCCATATGATGTGGGATTCTAGCAAGGGAGAGGAAACACCAAGAGATTGTTGGGAGATTATCAATGTGTTTGGTGAGGGAGGGGTAGACACACCAGCAGCAAGTAAGTCTAAATCAGCACCACTAGATGAGGCATTAAGATTGCTGGATGGTAAATCTGAGGCAGACTTCAACCAAGCAGTATTCCAGAATGAGATTGTCAAAGCGGGTGGATTGATACCATCAATACTTGACAACACCGAAACAGGGTTTCTCCAAACTCTGTTATCCACTGGCAGAGCTAGTAAGGATGAGAATGGCATATTCCATGTCAATAAGGAGGAATAATGGGTGCACCAGTGAAACCAGATAAACTACTGGACTTGAGGAAATTCTGCGTGCAGATAGCTACAGGGATAGTGGTTAAAGCAATCATGCATCCAACTGCTAATGATGTGGTTAATGCAGCAAAGAAGTTGGAAGAGTACATTACACCAGAAACAGTGGAAGTGGAAGTAACCCCAGATGTGGAGCAGTAATGAAGTTCAAAGTTGGTGATAAAGTAAAAGTTAGGGATGACTCCAGAGCATGGCCAGAATATACAGGCAAAGAGGCTGTGGTAACAAAAGTACTAAAAGGGTTTCCATATCCTTACTCCGTTCACATAGAAGGACCCCGCTATCCCGTATGGTTACATGCTAACGAGTTGGAAAGGATTTAGTCATGCCATTAAAGTGGTTTCTGTGTGAAAGGTTCGGTAAGCCTGTCCCATTGGATGAGTGCTTTAAGTGCCATCAATGCATGACTGAGCCAACACTTAGAGCACTATCATCTGATAGGGAGTGGACTGGCAATCCATCCACAACACAACTGCTTAATGGTACTATGATGGAATTCCTTAAAATTACCAGGGACTATGGTGTTAACCCACAATCAAGAGCCTTTAGTCTCCATGGGATAAAGGTGCATGGAGATTTACAAAGGTATGCCAATGAGCTTGGGCTACCCGCTGAAATTGCTTTAGGTCCAGATGGTCATGATGTATTTGATTTATTGGAGTTTGATGCACACTCCGATAGCTGGACATTAACAGACTATAAGACCTGGGGCAGTTATAGGGTAGCCCGTGCTCTGGGCATAGTAAAGAATGGTAAGGGTAAAGATGCTACATTCACCATTGACCCAAGCCAGGCAGACCTTAAGAATGAAGAACTACAACTTAACCATTATAGAATACAGCTTGAGGCACTTGGTGTCCACATTGGTGACATGCGAGTGCAGGTTATGGTTAGGGATGGTGGGCTGCAGGTGGCTAATAGTAGAGGCATTGACTTTAATATCAGACTAATACCAATCAAAAGGTTGGACGACGGTTTAGTATTACTGTACTTCAATTCCAAGAAGAAGAAACTACTCAATGCTTTGAAGGACTATGAAGCCAATCCAGATTTCTATCCAAATGTATGCAGTCCAGAGGAATCATGGGATAATAGAAGGTGTCGAGGTTATTGTGATGTTGCTGAGTTTTGTCCTAAAGGAATTGTGGAAAGAGGAGATATGAGCCAATGAGTTATATCAGAGGTAAATACTATACATACATATGCCAAAAGTATTGCATACCAACAATACTGGAAAGGAGGTTAGGATGATTGTTGGAATTTGGGGGAATGATAAGACTGGTAAATCCAGCTTAGCTCTGTCATTCCCAAAACCAATGCTATATATGGAATTTGATTTGGGAGGGTTTGAAAGAGCAAAACAAGGCAGACCACAAATCAGGAAAGACTTTGAGGAAGGCCTTATAACATATAAAACATATATGGTTCCACTCCAAGGTATACCAGATAATGTAACATTCAAGCCAAGCAAGGTGATTACAGGCATGAAAGAATTCTGGTATTCATTCCTCCAAGACTATATAGGGTTTCTTGATGCAAAGAATGGAATAGTTACAGGCATTATAGATACAGGCACTTTGTTATGGGAAACCATAGCCACAGCGTTTCTACAAGAGAAGCAAGAACAGCAGTTGGATGCACATGGTAACCTCATAGACACACGCAAGGAATTAAGAACCAGCCTATTACCTATTGAATATAGGGAACCAAATATAAGGATGCGTGGATTGCTATACCAAGCCAGGGTGCACAATAAGAATCTTATACTAACCCACCATTCAAGAGATGTATATGCTTCCAGGCCAAACCCAAGGACAGGAGCATTTGAGGAAGTAAAGACTGACCAAAAGGAAAGGGCAGGATTTGCATCATTAGGTGACAGCACTGATTGGATGCTTCACACATACATGGAAGGTGGAGTATTCAAATGTAAGGTTTGCGAGGAATCAGTACCACCAACATTGGTTGGTACTGTTATAGATAATCCTACATATGATAAGATAAAGCTTATGGTAGATAAAGTCAATGGAGCTTAGAATACTACCATTCCTTCTTTTGGATAGGGAGGCTCAGATTCGACCCTCCATCTGGGCCTCCCAATTGAACCTTAGGAACTAAATAAGGAATCTCAGCCACCGATAGGGAGTTGTCATAACGAAAGCCTGTATAACTTGGGACAGGTTGGCAGAAAACCTATCTAAGCCTAAAGTGGCTAAAGGAATGGGGAAAAGCATTAAATGGGTGCGTATATAGCCCCAGCTTTAGGAACTGCACTAAGCGACAGGGCTGTTAAGTGGGTGCATAGTAGTTGAGTGTTCCGTAAGCACCGTAAGTCGGAAAGACAGGCTACTGGCTGGGAGAGATTGAAGGAGGATAAGGTATAAACAATGGATATTGGGATTATGTTAGTATGCCTCGCAGCGGGGATATTCATTTATTCCTGCTTTCGAGGTGGATATGAGGCAGGATTATCCTATGCGGTGGGAGTTGTTACTGGTCTATTGCTTGGTAGTGGTATTATGCTAATGATATCCTGTTAAGGATATTAAATGTTTAAGGAAGGTGGAGCACCATGATATTCATTGATGTTTTTGAACCTACCAACATTGAGGATTTGATTAAACAATCTGTACCAACAATTAAGGACTCGTTTAACTTCAAAGGGTTTCCAGACTATACATGGGTGGATGTGTTTAATAGAAGGATTGGTGTATCCAGGAAAAAGATTGGTGAGTTGTTAGGTGATATGTCTGGAGCAGAGGAGCAGCTAGGTAGGGACATTGATAGAGTGGATGAGTTATGGCTAATTATTGAAGATGCTGTATATAGCCCCACTCTATATGCCAAAAAGAATAAACAAACAATACCAGGTATTCAAACATGGATTATGGCAAAGGACAAAGCATTACTCAGACCATATCACAAGTTTGGTGTTAGCATAGCGGCGTTGAGTGCGTGGTTATACCAGTTAGATAAAGCTGGGATAAGCCACATAGAAACGTTTAACTATGAGCACACAGCAAGCAGTCTTATTGCACTGTATAATAGCTCACAACAGCGTGAACATGCAACACTCAAGAGATACATCAGGACTAAAGCAGTGCACAGAGATTGGAATCCTCATGTGCTATCGCTGATGGGAATTCACACACGCACTGATAGTGGTATGTGTAGAACATTCATAGGTGAGAAGAAGGCTAAAGCGTTGATTGATAGGTATGGAACTGTGTGGGAAGTACTTTGTCAGGATGCAGATGAGTTAGCTCTTACCGAGAGCGTTGGAATAATTGATGCAACCAAATTGCTAAGAGCAATTGGAAAGATAAGGAGGTAGGAATGGATAACCCATATAAAACAACAATAGATGAGTTTAGGTTATACCTACAAAGGAAGAAAAGACTGGACAAGCAGGAATTACTTATGTATCTGGATACACGGTTAATAATAAACCTAGATGCATGTCTTACGGAATTAAGAACTGATAGGGAGGTAGAATAGATGGAAATAATACCATCAACGGAGACATTGATAGGATGTAAGACCAAACCACCAAATAAAATACATCTAACATTCAAAGTGGTAGCTACATTACAGGCTATGCAGGATGTAATGAATAGTAAGTTTATTGGTATAGTCCTATACTGCGTGTATTGTAAGGAACCACTGAACTATACATATAATAATGGTGGGACATTGTTTCAATGTCCGAAGTGTGGAGTTAAATGGGTTAAAAGTGATACATGGATAGGTGAGGTTAAGAATGGAAAACGAACATACAGAAACATTCGCACCAGAATGGCCAAGGAATGAAAAGGGATGGATTCTGTTTCCAAAAGACACTGCTGGTGGTATACGACAGGCACTGTTTCCACCAGAGGCTATGCAGCATCCTGCTAAGTATAACTTTGCCATGATTGAATCCATTATAGATTATGTGTCTAATCCTGGTGATACTATAATGGATATAATGGCTGGTACTGGGACTATTATGATTGCTGCATTGAGTGGTAGAAGTGTTGTTTGTATTGAGATAGAAAAGGTATACCATGATATAATGATACAAGCAAAGGAGGTAATAGCTCCAGCCGCAGATAGGAGTATCACTATTCTACATGGTGATTGTAGAGATTTCCTGCCAATTCCTGTAAACCATATTATATTCTCACCTCCATATGCTGCAATACTAAAAACAAAAACCACAGTGGATGAGAAGTGGAAAACAATGCATAGGTCACATGTGCGACAATCGGCATACTCTGGTGATATGAGGAATGTTGGTAATCTAAATAAGTTTCTATACAATCAAGCAATGGAGAAGATATACGGACTATGCTACCAAAGCATACTGCCTGGCGGCACATTGACGGTGATTATAAAGGATTATATACAAAACAGTGAGCGAGTTTACCTGAGTAAATGGGTTATAAAGGTATGTAAGAGTTTTGGTTTTATAGAAAAGGATTGGTTTAAGCGTGAAGCAACTGGCAGTGGTTACCAGGACATGTGGAGAAGTAAAGGTAAAGCTACGGTGGATGATGAGGATATTATTATAATGAGGAAAGGAGAAAGAATATGACACATAGACAAGATTGGGATGACTATTTCTTTGATATGGCTAAGTTAATATCTACAAGGAGCACATGCTTACGAAGGCAGTATGGTTGTGTGCTGGTTAAAGATAAGCATGTGGTAAGTTCTGGATTTAATGGAGCACCAAGAGGTTATCCACATTGTGATGTGCTTGGTTGTGCTAGGGAAGGAGTAGAGTCTGGAACCAAACATGAGTTGTGTAGGGCTGCTCATGCGGAACAAAACGCAATAGCCAATGCTGCTAGGTATGGCATATCCACAAATGATTCTGAGCTATATATCTATCCTGGAGATATGCCATGTCCTATATGTGCTAAGATACTAATAAATGCTGGTGTGTATAGGATACATTACCACAGCACAGACTATCCAGGTTGGGAATTGAGTGAGGATTTATTCCTGAGCAGTGGGATAAGTTTATGGAAACATGAAAAGCCAAAAGAAGAATATCAAGATATAGCCAAGCCAGTATACGATTTACTACTGAACCATGTGATACCTCCAAAAGGTAAAACTACTCTGTTAAATACTGACCTACACTCGGTATCATTTGAAATCCAGAATGAATTGAGGAAGTTGGGTTATCATAAATGAACCTGGCACATGACCCAGACCTTAATTTCTATTATTATGGCGAAGAACCTCCTCGCCCTGGTATGTTTAGGGATTATCTCACAGACCCTAAGTTAATCGCCGTGGATGTGGAAACTATATCACTGAAGGAGAGAATAGCCATTGGTGTTGGTATAGCAGTTAGTCCCACTGTGGCCTTCTATTTCCAACTGTTCCCTGAACCTTCAACTGTTACTCCATGGCATTTACTAAAAGACCCAACTATTACCAGATTATATCACAATGCACCATTTGACATACTGTGTCTTAGGGAATACGAGGTATGTGCCGAGAATACCATGGATACCAACATACTTGGCAATCTACTAAATATAAGACCAACAAGGTTGGTTGATATGGCATCTCATGTGGCACTACACCATAGTATATGGTATGAAGTACATACAGCCAAGGACTTTTTGGTGGAACACAATGCCAGGATGATGCTTGATGCACCACAGGAAGCAGTGGCCATGAAGTGTTGTCAGGATGCAATAGCCACTTTTGGTGTGTATAGTATATTATCACCAGAAGTTGATAAGGAATACTTTGACACTGAAAACCAGCTAATACCAATACTTATAGATATGTCATGTAAGGGATTGAAGATAGATGAGGAAGCAAGGGTAGCACTTGAGAAGAAACTTGAGATGGAAGTTAATTATTATAAATGGTTGGCAGATGATATAGGGTTTAACATAGGTTCACCACAGCAGGTCGGATATATGCTGGCAAAGCGTGGGGCTTATAATGTATTTAAGAGGATACCATTCACCAAAGGTGGTAGGACTGGCCACAAACAGTTAAGGACTGATGAGGAGACATTGAATAAAATGGATGACCCATTGGCTGTAATGGTATTAGCATATAGGGATAAGGCCAAATTACTCAGCACATACATCAAACCTTGGTCTGGTGAGGATAGAGGATATACTAGATTCCACCTGGATGCTGTTACTGGTAGGATTAGCTCAACAGATAGGAATATGCAAAATATACCAAAAGGTGAGGCTAGGGAAATCTTTGTGCCTGATAGTGGTATATTCACAGATGTGGATTTTAGCCAAATAGAATTAAGGACATTAGCCTATATGTCTGGCGATGTGGAGATGCAATACGTATATGAGACTGGCGGAGATATACACCAGGAGACGGCAGATTTCCTGGGCATAGCTCGTGGAATATCTAAGAATGTGAATTTTGCTATGATATATGGAGCCACTGATAGTACTATAGCAGAAACGGCACACATCAGGGACATACATAAAGCTGCGGAGCTAAAGCAGATGTGGTTTGATAGATGGAGAAGTGCTGGTGATTGGATTCAAAGCCAGCAAGAGATGGCATTGAGGCATCCGTACATTACAACATTGTTTGGTAGGAATATAAGACTGCCTACACCAGAGGAGGAGAGTGAAGATAGGATAATGAGAAAAGCCATCAACTACCCCATACAAGGAAGTGCTGCGGAGATAATGAAAAGGGCATTGTTAAGGTGCAAACATTTACCTATGTCATTACAGGTACATGACGAAATTCTATTTGATGGTAAGATTGATTTGCCAAGGCTGGATAACATAGCACCATTTTCCACACCAGTGGATGTTAAGTATTTACAGCGATGGGAGTAATGACAAACCTTCTACAGTTAGGCTGGTTGCCTTTGTGATACAAGACTCAGTTCATCCCTGTATTGGGATTTATCCTTTAAGATTGACCAAAATTCATTCCTACGTTCAATAGCTTCCTCTAAATACCTCTTTGATATGGCCTGCTGCTGGACGGCTACAGATACATAGGATTCGGCTGTGGCTCTAAGCAACTCCTGTGCGGATAGCCTGCCATTGGCCTCAGCTACAAAAGCATTGGCTCCAGCAATGTTCACGTTAGCTTCATTTATGTAGTTGGCTATTAGAGCTAGCCTGGCATTGGCTTCATTTAGCTTTCTATCTGCTAGTCCTACCCAACCATTAGCCTCGGCTATGAATTTGTCCGCCAGGGACATTCTGCCATCAGCTTCACTCACGTATGCATTAGCCATAGCTATTCTGCCACTAGCCTCGGCTGCATAGCTGTTTGATAGGGCTACTCTACCATTGGCTTCCGCTATACATTTATCAGCAATGTTTAATCTTGCCAGACCTTCATTGGTGTATCCTGTGGCTATTGATACCCTGATGTTGGCTTCATTGATATATCTATCAGCGATACCAAGTCTGCTACCTGCTTCATTGATATATGAGGCAGATATGCCTAATCTGGTAGATGACTCACTTACACACGTATTTGCTATGCCAATCCTAGCTCCTGCCTCATTGGTAAATTTATCACATCCACTAAGCCTGGATACGGATTCATCAATATATGCCCTGGCTTGGTTTACTCTTTCCTGTGCTTCTGCTATGTAGCCAGCTGCCAATGTGGCTCTAGCATTGGATTCATTCACATACTGGGTGACTGAGGATAGATAGGCATCGGCTTCGGATAGTTTATCCTTTCTTATGGATTCGGATAGTCTAGCCAACATAGCCTTGGTTTGTGCGTACAAGTTATACATCTCAGCAACCCTATCACCTATGTTAACTTTATTTATATAATCATCACCAGTCTCCAGTAATGTGCTACCAGCATCCCTTATAGTTTCCTCAGAACTTGTTATGTCACTTATTTCATCCAATGCTGTGGTCATTGATTCTATTTGGGTTGCTACATTATCCAATGCAGATTCAGCATCGGTGAGTAAGGTATTTATATTCTCCATATCCTCATCTGTATCACTGCCAGCCTTCTCAACCTCAGCAGCTACTCTGTCCAATGCAGAAATAGCTCCATCAGCAAATGCACCAACCCTATTCAAAGCGGCAACAGCTTGCTCTGCATAGGTGGCAACATTGTTCAAAGCTGCACCTGCATCTGAACCATGCACACCAGCTTTGCCAAGAGCATCAGCAGCATCCTTCAACGGACTGGAGCCACCTACTATGGTATCCAACGCTGTTCTGGCTTCCTGTATGTATGTATTGACTTTGTCAAATGCTGCTTCCGCATCTGCTACAGAAGTAGATTTAGTGTCTAAAGCTGCCTTGGCTTCTTGTATATTAGTATCAATTTTGTCAAGTGCCGAGCCAGCAGCGGTGACATGTGTATTCACATTGTCCAATGCAGTATCAGCTTTATCAACATGGTCTGTTATTTTGTCCAGTGCTGCATCCGCATTGGTTAGATACGTTGCTATGGCAGATAAAGCTGTACCTACTGACGTAGCTTCACTGGTTATCTTTGCCAACGCAGTATCGGCATTACCAACACATGTGGCTACATCAGATAAAGCAGTTTCCACATCTGTTATCGTTATTGCACTTAACTTTGTATTGGCAGTATCCAAGGCTGTCATGGAATCATGTTGTTCCTTTATGCCTCTGGACATCAACGCATATGCAGAGGCACCTTTGATGACTACCTCATCCAAAACCCTGGGAAAACTACCATCTGCATCGGCTGTTGGAGCTGTGCACGTACCTTCATAATATGCCAGGAGATGTTTACCCTCACGCAGGTTGGCAGGCTTACCATCATCATATAGGTTAAGGTGTAGTGTAGTTCCCCACACAGCAAAGGGAACAAACTTTTGTGGTAACTCACCTATTGGATATTCCACTCTCAGCACACGGATTAAATCACCAATGTCACTAATGTCCAGCGTGGTTTTGTCTATGGTATAGCTAATCAAGTAGGATGTATCAACAGACATATCACCACCATCTATTGTGGTTATCTTACCATCCCTGTAGTTCATGGTATAGTCAGTGTCCCTGGTATATGTGGTGTTACCATCTGCACTGGTGACTGTTTCAGAATCAAAGTCTATTGGTTTGTGAGCCAATTCAACATAGGTACCATGAGCAGCAGCACTGGTCCAAGCCTCATCATCAACGTCTAATGTGATGGTAAACTCATGTGTCTTATCATCGGGAAAGAATCGGCTAACATCTGCCACAGCTTCAGTAACAGCCCTGGTAAGCTCATCACTATCCCATGTGGCATCCGCTAATTCTATTTTAAGTGCTGCCTGCATTTCTGTTAGAGTCATATTACACCTCCACAAACTTATCTAATACTGCCAGAATCCATGGTTCTATTTCGAGAGGTCTGTCCATATTGTGGTGACATGCATCACAAGTAGAACTAATGTTCTCAGGAAGCCTAATCTTATCAGCCTGTATTGTAACTTCCAAATCCAATAGCTCATCAAACTCAGCCATGAATTTCGAATAGTCCTCACTATCCGCTTTTACTTCTTTACCACCACGCTCGGCAGGTGTTCCATACTTGTCAATAAGGTTTCGTCTAACCACATCTATGTCTTTCAAAACATCGTTGAATTTCCTGCTAAGCTTGGCTATCTGGATACTGGATTTAACTGGTAGTCTAACCTTCAACAGTTCTTGGATGGCATTCCTGCCTTCAAAGACATCTCTATTGGTAACCTTCATTTTACACTCCTTATGCTACTGAATTAACCTCAATACCGTAATCAGTGCCACCAAGGTTGACTTTGAAGTATTTCTTTGTTGTACCTACTGGTGTGCCATCAACCAACATATCGTTGGCATTAGCCGAAGCCAATGTGATTAGGTAGTCAGGTAAATTAGTTCCTTGGAAGTAAAAGCCAGTCTTTGTTACACCAGAGCCTTGATTAGCCATCAGAATAAAAGCATCAAGGCTGCCTTTAGTTGTATTATACTTATTCAGCCACAAACCACCAATGTAGTCAGTTGCTCCTACCTCGGTTACATCAAGCACCGCACCAAACACGGCAGCAGATGATAGGTCAGGGCTTCCACTCTTCGCTATGTATGTGTAGAGTCCATAATAACCACTGGACCCACCACCACTGATAGTGTAGTCAATGCCTATACCATTGAATTGTGTGGTAGAGCAACCACCAGAGGTTGCACCACTTTTTGTTAGGTTTATGTGTAAAGCATGGGCATAGCCACTGGAACATGTCTGTGAGTTTGTAACTGTTATCTCCGTGGCATCGTCAGCCGTGGCTCCAGTCAATGTGCTGGTAACAGTAATAACTGTGGAGGCATTGCCAACAAAGTTAGTTTTGCTATCACCAACATTAAATTCCACATATTCATTGGTGGAGCCTAGGAATATCTTTACATCAATGTCTGTGGTGCCATTACCTATATTGACTGCACCTGTATCATCAGTAGCAGGTACAAGTAGGAACAAACTGCCAGTCCAATCTATAACAATGTCTGCACCGTCACCAAAGATGAGGAAATCAGTATCACCAAGATAGAGGTCAATGCCCTCCATCGTCACCTTATCGGAACCAACATCAAGGCGAAAGTAGCTGTTAGTGGATGTGCCATACCACAGGAAGTCAATAGACTTAGTACCATTGCCTATCTGAAACACACCAGTGTCATCTGTGGCTGGAATCCACAATAGACCATTACCATCCCAATAAACCTCTATATCGTCATCTGAACCAAATGCTATAATGAAGTCATCGGTTAGCTCCAGGGATTTATCTGACACATCCAGCTTCATGTATGTGCCTTCAGTATCAGTATACCAGGTTACATCCTGTCCTGTACCATCCACGCCATAGGTTCTTGCCTCGGTCTTGGTAACATCAGCATCATCCACGTCCTCTAATTTCAGATTCATTTTAGCTGCGGTGATTACATCACCAGTAGCAACCGCTGTTCCACTACCCATTTATTTTACCTCCTTTTATCCATATTTAACTGAACCATAGCCACCTGTGCCCCCATATTCTGCGGTGACTATCACTACCCGACTATAGGATGCTTCACCATACTTTGCTGTGCCATACAAACCTACTTCGATTCCGTACATACACATTCCGTATTTGCCATTTCCCCAATATATGGGAATAAATGTAACTCTACCTTGTTCGTCAATAGCCACGTCGAAAGTTGAGCCATCACCACTGTAGTAGCCAATAGGCAGGTTATTAAACTCCCTCTGCAAGTCCTCACTAAGCATCTCCCAAGTTATACGTTGGTGGGGAATATGCATCTGCCTACGTTCCAGGTCAAGATACTGAGTATCTTCCCATGTAGTTATCTGTTTTGGCTTACCAGTCTTTTCTCTCCCCATCAAAAAACTCCTGTGCATATAGGACTGTTATACTCAATTATCTCCCAGCTACCATGATGGCATTTTGCTAAATTTGAGCCTGGTCCGTTACCATTATCATTCACACATGCTCTATCACCATGCTTAAACCAATGTCCTAACAATGGGCAGGAATCAACATCAGGTGGTGGTGTAGGTGGAATTATATCTACTTTTGTTGTTGGTTGTCTTATTACATCTGGAAGTGCGAACTCTGCAGTCAATTCACCAAGATTTATCTCTAATTCATACATTCCTGGCGACCAACGATGCACTAGGCTAGTTACTCTAACCCTGGAATCGGTGGGTTGTACATCACTTTCTGTTGGCAGTGTTGTACATAGCTCATCACCATACACCCAGTCAACTAATGGTATGTTAGGAGCTACGCATAATTCTATACCATATACCCAATCAGACATTATTCACATGCCTTTGCCTTGTAGCAGAAATTCTGACCTGGTGTTAGTCCAGTTATTTCCTTCTCAAATGTTCCAGTGCCAAAAGTTCCTTCTTCATACCACTCATCAGCTAAAGCACCAGACACCTCACCGTAATCAAAACCACGCTTAGTGGCTGCACCCGCTGTTATCTCACCATTCATTGTAACGGATGTAGTAGTCACACCTGTTGGGTTCAGTGTCACCACAGTTAAGTCATCGGCGGTGCCATAGGTAATAGTTAGAGTTGGCTGGTTGTCTATCCTGACGCCAGCACGTGATGGACATGTTGGCAAATCTACAGCACTTCTATCTTCCCTAATCCTGTATGCTAGACCAGTTCTTGCACCAGCTCCTTTAGCTATTGATGCACAACCAGCATCACCAAGATTGACAGTATATGTGTCAGACCCACCTTTTGGAACATATATTGTCCCCAAGGTCAATGTACAGTTTTCACGAAGGAATATACCAATAGTAGCTTCATCAGCCCCGACCACTGGTGGATTTGATGCTCTGAGAACATCCACGAGAGCATCTCTGGATGGGTCAGCCACAATAAACTTATAAGTCATATGTACAGCCAATGATACATTGGAAATAACAGCATCAGATGGTATGCTTGATGTATCAAATACATGCAAAGTCCTCCAAATACGGGTGTAGAAGCTTTCCTGGAAGTCATAATGGCATCCAGTTAAACCACTACTAGGGTCCTCCAAATCAGCTAAGGAATAGTCATAATAGGCAACAAACCACGAATCACCCTTGCCACTGGAATAGCCATGTTCTGGATTTTGGCAATTTAAAGTAGTTGACATATTTACCTCGCATCATAGACATTTACTCTATCATATAACTCCACCCTACAATCATGTGGAACAGTAATTCTACCACCCAACCTTTCAAAAATAAGTCTGGTCATAATGGCAGATGCTCTGTTGTTAGCATCAGTTTGGTTGTTAATATCCTCAGCTATGTGGTGCCTGGTAACCTCTTTATAAAGGTTAATAGATTCCTCATCCCTGCTATGTGCAGTTATTACATCCCAATTATCAGGGTCTCCACTAGCATTACCATACACAACAATGTGGTTAGGTATTACTACTTTATTAACTTCTTTATATTCAAAAAAGTGGTGTGCATGGTTATAGTGGTAATGTTCATCCACACTATCAGACTCTTGTGGGAAGCGGACTTCCATTTCCATATCTGGCTTGGGTCTAAGGAAGCACTTGGTCATGGCTATAAGTCTATATGTAACATCAGCAGGATTCTCAAATGGGGATTCATTTATCCAAATCTTCGGACAAAAAACATCTATTATACCATCACTCTGGTCACCTATGGGTTGGAGAGTAATATCACCAACTGCTAATATATCTTTGATGGTATCATAGATGGTGTATTGCTCCTCATATTGGTCACTAAAGTATGGAGGTTGCCCCTTCGTTATTACATCCAATTCCTGTAGGCTTGCCCACATACCTTCACAATGTAGCATGGTATATAGAACACCTTCCCTGCTGGTTAGTTGTTGATTCTTAACCCATAACCTAGGGGTATCCGAGTACTGTGGACCAGAATCAGTAAGGCAACCATATCCTATCTGCAACCACGAACCTCTAAGGTCATCTACCCCACGGTCATTGTTGTATAGGAATATATTAGCCCATTCATTGTAGGGTTCCTCAACATGCTCCAGATGCACCAATCTGTGGGTATAATCACGGTGAGACCCATTGCCAAGTGTAAAGTAGATACGAATATATGGCTTAACATCAGGCCTCTCCTGTGCCCTACGAAGTGTTGTTGATATTGACCTCATGCTCCCTTTGTCCATTCCATCCCAGGTGTAGTAAGTGCTGAGGAGGACCTGCCAGTAGCTTTTTCAGCCATGCGGTAAACCATAGCAATACAGACATCCTGCTCCTTACCTTCATTGACACATTGGGATATGCTGGCACTGATGGCTTGTTTGATTTGCTCTGGTGAGCTATTAGGTGATAGACTTTCTATTGGTAATGGCATGATACCTCCTTATGTAACTGTTACTGTTAGGTTATAAGTCCTATCACCAGCAGTATAGGATGCTGCGTGTGATAAGGTTATTGTCTCAGACTCCATAGCTTGGATTAGCTTCCTTAACAATGTTGCAACTACACCAGTTCCAACAACGGCGGAGTCCATAATTACTCTAATACCATAATCTGGACTGGAGCCAGAAACAGCTATTGAGGCTTGATTGGTGCTAGAACTTCCCGCTGAGTAGGTTGTGGCATAAGCAACACTAAGTGTGCGATATTCCAAAACCTGTATTATCTTCCTCATTATCTCCGCTTTCTTGTCAGCGGAAACAGAGGAATCAACCAAAACTTCGTAGCCTACATTTACTGCCATGTTACCTCCTTATTTGGACATATCTGATTTTATGTTCTTCAAAATTGCCCTGATGTATTGGATACATGATTTCTCAACGTTTGGCCATATATCCAATAAATGTGTGTTCTCATCATTCCTGATAACAATGAACTTCCCACCACTATCCTTTTTGGCCGACACCTCAAAGTAGTTATCATTCTCCCACTTAATGTCAATGCTTAGTTTATGCTCCATATTTCCCCCTAACAACCTTTGACGTAGAAGGTTCTATCAGCTGCTTGGTTTGCTGCAACATGCACTCTGAGGTGTTGGGTTGCACCTACATGGAATACTATTGCAAAATCACCAGCACCAGATGATGTTCCATGAACGAAATGCCCTGTGGCGTCATCATCGAATATCTGGACTTGTTTAGGAACAGTATCTGTATTACCATCCCTCTGGATATATAGTGATACTACTCCAGAGGCGTCCAATGCAGGTATAAATACAAGAACATTACTAAACTCACTGCCAAGGTCAACAAGTCCAGAGAAGCGGTCAACGTCATCACCTGTAAACTCGCTGGCTCGGTCAATGTCTATAGTAGCTATTTGCCATTCACCTGCTTTTGAATGTGCTAACATAATCAACTCCTTATGGTTTTAAGGGGGAGACCAAGCTCCCCCTATAACCTAGTTACTTCTTTGGCTTCTTACCCTGTGATGGATGTTCAGGTGGGAATATTCCCTCTTTCTTCTCCTTCTTATCAGTCATATTCCTCCTTTATTCCAACTGCAGCCAGAGTTCCAAATCACCATAACCACTCTGGGTTCTCTGAGTCAGGTAGCCTATTGTGTGGGTAGCATCAGCAGCTTTCAGTGCAATAGTGCCATCTGAGTGGAGTTGTGCCATACGCTCATTAGCATTATCACCGAAGTAGGATGTAGGAGTGACAATAGCTCTACCTCTCCTTTGTACCCAACCGTAGTAACCACTGGTCATGGCACTGCAAAGCGGTAACCCAATAGCGGATTCATATCCAGTAGCAGGTGCATGCTGGACATTATAGTAGATGGATGGATAAGCCGTAATACCAGTGGAGTCAACTACCAATGCTGTTTTAAGGCCATTAGGGTCATCAAGGTAGATGGTCACATCGTCAACACTGGAAGCAGCCTCACTACCAGCTATCCTATACTCACAGTAATGTCCGCTAGGGAATACTGAGAGTGTACCATCTTCATAGTAGTTTTCCGCTCTATCAGTGGTGTCGTTGATGATAAGGGTGGTAGAACCCACAGCATAATCTGAAGTACTATCAAGGGTTCCTTCATAACCATAGGTAGAACCACCAGTAGCACCAGGACACAGATTGGCGTTGCAGACTAATCTGGCAAGAGGTGGCGTAGTACTTGTTTCACCAAATCTGACATAACGGAATAGCCTACCATCAGCAAACTCCAGCCGAGTGCCTAATGGATACTTCTGTGTGGAATCTTGGGTATAAACATCTGGGATTTCATAGTTCACCAGACCTTCTATCACTCTCCGTGGAAGCCATATAGAAGCTCCATCTTCAAGAGTAACTGGACCTTTAGTTAAAACAAACTTCACTGTCATTCCTTTGCCTCCTTATACGGTAACTGCCAGGTCTTGAACATCGAAGATTCGACCAAGACACAGCTTACTACCAAGTAATGGTGCGGTGTAGGTTACAAGCCTGATACCCTTTGCATCATAGTCTTCCAACTTGTCAAAGAGTTCAACCTTGTATAGGTCATTGCCCATCTCTGGGTCACCAAAGGCAAAGCAAAGACCCGGTTCTTGGTTAAACACATCACCGAACTTGATAAAGAATATGGAATAGGTCTCAGTTCCGCTACTGTATTTAGCCCTCAGGTCATCACCATCACCAACACCATCATTCTCCTTGACTAGAAAGTCGGTTGGTACAAAGGGTATACCATCAAAGAACATTACCCTTCTACCAATTTCATTATAGCCAAAGGAAATCTGACTCATTACATGGTCACCAGCAGTGCCAGCAAATGCACGTTCTTGGTAGGCAGCATTTATTCTCCGATGTATACATACTGGCAGGTAGATGATGTCAACGCCATACTTCATAGCGTCTATCACCCTACGAACATTATTCATGCTAAGAGCACCACCCTCATCTATATCAAGGTCAGTGCCAGTCTGGAGGGCTGCCATTGCATGTAGCCCATCAAACTGCTTGGAAGAACCATAGGTAATGTCATCATAGATGAGCTTGTCACCCAGTCTCCTCCTCATGGCTTTCTTAATTTCCCAAAGAGCCTGTGCCTCATAGTTATTGATGGTTCCATAAACATCAACTATGAAGTTATCCAACAACCGTTGGATGGCAGACCTCTTGAGTTCGGTTTCCTGTTCGTCATACTCAACGCTGCTAGTCCATGTCATCTTCTCGCCAATATCCACATTGGCAACATCTCCATCCAAGACTGCCTTCTCACGGAGCCACTTAATTGATTTACCTTGAGCTAAGGCAACAGGTATCCTGTCGAGCAGGTTTTCCCGCTTTATATCCTCTTCAATGACGCCAGGAATTAACTGGGATTGGGTTAGCTTCTGGGCTTCTGTTAGATTTTTCCAATGTCCAACAACTGCTCCCATAATTATTCCTCCTTATTTTTGCTTTTCACGGAGTGATGCTATTTCTTCCTTACACTGCTCTATTGGAGTAGTAGGAACAGCACCAGCCTGGCTACCTCCATTTGTATCAAGTCCAGGTGGCCTTTTAATACCAGTGGCATTAAAAGTTTCAAGTATCAAATCCAGCTGCTCAACCGTTTTACCATCAAGGACAGTCATTGGAGTTCCAAATGCTTTATTGATGATTTCCTTCTTCTGGTCTGTTAACCTTGTTTCAAGGTTAGCAACTTGAGTTTTCTTTTCCCCAAGCTCTGATTGTAGCTGGTCCACCTGTTCTTTGGTAGCCTGTCCCTCTCTTAATTGTTCTTCCAACTGCTCCTTCGCAGCCTGCGTTTGAAGGAAATTATTGTGAGCCGTCTGATATGCTTCGGTAAGCTCTGTTACCTTGTCCTTCAACCCTTTTATTTCCTTCTCAGCATCCTCTCTGGCAGCCTTAATAGCCAACAAATCTTTCTCAGGAACCATCTTAGCAGCTGGCTTAGGTGGTTCTGGAGTTGGCTCAGACTGACTTGGAGTCTGGTCTTCTTGGGACATTATTCACCTCCTATTCTAATTGTATCACAGCAAAAGTTTATTGTCAAGTAGTTTTCGTTATGTAAACTAATATATTTAATTATGTATTATATAATGTACAGAGTTATAATTTAATATCACTAAACATAACCATCCAACAGTGACATCCTATTCTGTTCCCAAGCATCAACCATAGCTCTAGCCTCATCAGTTTTCACTGTGGTTACATAACCAAATACATAGAGGTAGAAATCTAGCTTGGGTGAAATCATACGGAGTTTAGCTCTACCATCAGTTAGTTGGGATTGGTAACCAGATATCAGTTGCAGGCCAGTGGTTGGGCTAACATAATCTTCTATCTCCTTTTTTCTGGTTAATGTTGTCCCATCAGCATAGTATTCCGCTATGGCAGCCTTCTCAGCCTCGGTATATTGTGCTAGGACAATGTTCCTTACAGCCCAATAACCCTTGAGGTATGTGTTAACTACATCCCTGAATTTAGCTTCCAATGGAGTCTCGTTCGTCCTGACATATACATCAAATTCTTCCCTTTGGTCCTCAGATAATGCCATCCTAACTGTCTCTCGCTTGATGTAGAAACCAACCCAATCTATATTCTCCTCACCAGTATATTTATCTTTTACCACCTCAGGCTGTATTGAGTAATATATCCTAAGAATCTCATCAAATGGTGTGCTTGCTGATGGCATTACACCTTTCTGTCTTAACTGGTCAATACGCTCCTCCAGGGTTAGGGCAACCTCGGCATATTCAGGCATGGATTTAAGGGAATCAAAGTTGGTCTTGTATTTGTTCCAAACATCAGAACTCTTTGATACCCATTCTCTACCATTAAGATGATTTTCTGGTGTTGGCTGTAGAAATCCAGTATCGGCTGTGGTCTGTTCCTCAGTTCTTACCTTTTGCAATCCCTCAACATCACGCCAAAACTTATTTGTTTTCATATCCAAATCTGATAATGCTGGTGGTTCAAGTATCACATTTCTACCAAGCCATATTTTATACTCCCACATTTCATTCATGGCTCTGCGTAGGCTTGGAGACATGATACTAGGACATACATCTGAAGGTTTTAGGTTATGTTTCCAAAGATAATCCTGTTGTTCAGCGGTGAGGCCAGTTTGGGCTTCTATTAACTCCGTCACCCTACGAAGTGCCTCAACCTGAACCTCTGGTCTATATCTGAATATAGATATATTCTCCATAAGGACACCTAGCCATGCCCTGTATTGTGCAGCCTCATTCCATAAAGCATCCTTCTCCTCAGCTAATGCTTTCTCCTTTTGCCAAGCATCAATCTCCTCTGGAGTTAGTTGGCCATTAGCTATCCTCATTTCCATTAGCCTTATGCGTTCATCACTCAAACCCCAGATGGCATATTTACCCTGGCCTATTAAGTGCATGTTTTCAAATCTTTCTTGCCACAACTCCTGCCCTGATAGACCATCTACAAGGGTTCCACCAGCATCTACCTGGAGCTTATCTATTCTGGTAGCAATGTTATAATCCCTAAAATTGTCACTGAATACATGGTCTTGTAGCCACTGTGCGTTCTCTGATACAGCTGGTATAGGTGAGCCAACAAGCACATTAAGTCCTGTCTTGTAAAATGCTGGTAACGATTCTCCTAGCTTTGGTGGCCTACCTGTGAATATAGGTGATACAACTATAGGAAGCATTATGTGGGCACCAGGGTAAAATCCCCAACGCATCATGGCATCTATTGGCTCAGCCATTGGTCCAAGCATTGAGTAGTAGTATGGATAGTCTCTCCTGGTCAATGAGAATGTCAAACCAAATATGGAACCCCTGGCAGGATTGAGTTGTATATCGGTTCCTGGTATTGGCACATAGCCAAACTCCGAGTATTCATTATATTTACCCCAAGATGTTAAAACACCTGGCTTGCGTAGGAATGTTCTGGGCAAGAAAAACCATCTCTGAGATTCATAAGTCCAATATGGGAATATATGCTTCATGGTTGCATCTACCACATTTTGGTGTGTGTAGTCTGTGTATGCCTTGTAGTAATCCTTCAGAGCCTCATCCCATGCTTCCTGTCTCATCTCATGCCAGTTCTCAAACTCTGGTTTAAACTTTCTAGCTGGTGCTTTGGGTGCCAGCTTTGGAGGCTTAGCTGGTAACTTAACTGTTTTTATTGCACCTTCGGCAGTAATCTCTTCCAGTTCTACTATCCTATTTGTTGGTATATCACCAACATAAAACCAACTATGCACATCTTCCAATTCACTGACAGCTCCACGTGCAAGTGGGTCCTCAGACCACACATCAAAACCACTAACATCTATCTTAGTTATGTAGGCTGGCTTTCCTTCCAAATCAAGTTTATGTATAACATCAAGTGCATAGTCCTTATCCTGTGTCAAAAACACGGCTTTTTGTCCACTGAAGGGAGCAGCTAAATCGGCACGTTGCTGACCACGTATACCATATGACTTAACATCATCAATGTGGCTAGCTGACCCAACATGATACATCACATCAAACTGTTTTTTGGCAGGAGCTTTTTCCAATGTTGGTGCAAGTTTTGCAGCGTTAAGGTATTTCTCATTCTCAGCAACAGTAAGACCAAAAGTGGTTGGAGGCTTAGCTTCCACATGTACAACTTGTGGTTTTTCATAAAGTAATTTCTCCAACTCATCGGCCATACCATCAATCCAGCTAAACAGTGCTTTTTCCTCATCAGGATACATCTGCTTGGTCTGCTTCAAAATGGTCATATTGTGCTTGATTTCCTCAATCTGCATCAATGCTTTTTGTAATTGAATATCCATATCAGGAGACATATGGATATTGTCCAATACAACATCATATAGCTGGCTCAACTTTTCTCTGGTAACGCCTTTATAAGCAGATGGGTTAGAATTAGCTTTTTGGAACAGAAGTTCAACAAAGTATTCCCTATCCTGGAATGTTAGAGTCTCAGTTATGGCATTGGTAAGCTCATCAACATTACAATCCAATATCCTGGCAGCGTCAAGTGGAACCATAGCCCTGCCTGTGGTATCAACTTCCAGAGGTGTTCTCTTTGGCAGGTTATAATATAGTTGTGCAAAGCTATCACGCATCAGGAAGTCACTACCAAAATACTTGGCATCGGCTGACCTGTAGGCATCCCATACCTCCTTTCTTGCCAATCTAACAGCTTGGTGTGCCTCTGCAGTTCTTTCTTCTTTGGTTAGAGACCAAAACGCATCAAGAATGTCACCATCCTTCCTAAGTGCCTCACTTCTAAGGACATCATGTATATCTGCATGTTCCAAGATACGCCTAAATGCATCTTCCTGTTCTTTAGTAAACTGTGCTGATGGCAGGGAATCAAGTAACTTTTTCCTAATTCTTTGGTTAGATATGGAAATCCTGTCCATAACCTCAAGCATTTCATTCCGCTCACCTGTCCACAGCTTTCTCATTGCACCATACTTCCCAGCGTTAATAAGTTCACCAGCCTTCTCATGGGTTTGGCTCATAAGTCTATGAGGCACATGTCCACTTGTGTCCTCCATAATAACTAGATGTTGGTATGCCTGCATAAACTCATCTGGTGTGGTTATTGTTTCATTGGCAAGTTTCTCAGCTATATATTCAAATTGGTCAACAACCACATGTGGATGTGAATGTAAGCTGGAAGTTGTTATACGGCTTAAACCTTCACAGTATCTGTCTATGTCATCCATAGCTCTACCAGTTACTATTTCGTTTTCAGCCCATGTCCTTGCTTCTGGAACAAGCTCATGTGCGTCATGGAGTATATCCATTTGCCTATCAATGTCCAGAGTCTGTGATGTCACCTTCTTCTTCATACCTCTTACAAGGTCTGGTTCACCAGTAGATAGTCTAAGGAACGCCTCATCCTTTAGTGATTTAGAACTAAGACCACGGATTGAAGGTGGTTTCCTGATGATATTATTCAGTTCCCTAAGAACATTCCTGCCTGCTACATTCTCTAGCCTGGCTGCAAAGTATTCCAAAGATTTCCTGGTTACAAAGTTTCTACGGAAGGCATTACCCCAAATAGCACTCAGGTCAATCCATTTCCTACCAAGCCACTCCGTAAACTCTTTGCCAGCAATATGTTTACCAACTATAGGTATATGTTTAACACTTTGTGGTATCTTGCCTGGTAAGAAACTGACAGCGTTCTCCCTTCCTGGAACTGTACGAATCATACCTTGTACATCTGATGCTCCAGCAGTAAGTAATCCCAAATCACCAACATTTATTCTCCATGTGGCTAGCCTGAAATTATCCATAGTCAGCTGGCGTGGCAACACACCTTCTATTATACTACGGAACATATCCTCAAAAGCATTCCATACAGGGTATGCTGAGAATCCAAGATATGCCTCCGCCATTGGGCGGACAAAATATCTATCAATGATATTACGCCAAATGGTGGTATCCTTCTGTGCTACCCAGTTCCTAAGACCTGCGGTGAATCCAGATTGCATCCTTGACATGGCATACTGTGAACGAACCTGTGATGTTATTATTTTACCCTGTTGAGTAACCATGGCACTAAGAATTGATTGTGGTGTTTCCAACTTTTCAAGGAGTTTAAGTCTGGCACTAAACTGATTTGTGTGTTTGCCTATAAGGAGAACAGCTTTATCCAGAGCACTTGGTTTATCAATGGCCTTTAGCTCCCTAAGGATGAGTTTACCACCAGCTTCCTTCGACATCCTACCAATAAGGACATCATATACAAAATTGTTTATATTATCCACTATGTCACTGGTAACCTCACTGAATAACAATTTACCATCAAGTTGCTTTGTCCATCTGGCAATGTCATCAACAGTTAGTGGAGTAATCTCAGTCATAAGCCTACCAAACTCGGCATAAAAGTCGGTAGCACCTATGGTTGCCTTGTCTGGATGTTTCCTGTAATAATCAATGGAGAATTTAATGGCCTCTATTATCTGTTCCCTTGTGGTTGTCTTACCAAATATAGCTCCAGAATGTCCTTCTATGGCTGTCTTTGCAATGGATAGAAAGTGGCCACGCTCATATGAAATAGTTTGTCCAGCTGTTTTGGGAATTCTAACCATCCAGCCTTTTATTATATCAAATGGTAAACCCATGACATAGTTGAATCCTCTTTCAAATGAGGCTGTCATTCTACCAAGCCTTGTAACCGCTGTGCCAAATTTACCTAGCCTGGGTATTGCCCCTATACCTTTCAATGCTTTTGGAACAAGTCCAACACCGACATATGTAAGTGGGTCAGTGATTACTTCCAAAGCTAGTTTAGCACCCCAATTTATATCCCATTCCTCCCATGCCTTGCTGTATGCCATCCACCAATTATCCGTAGCTCTAGCCTCATCATATAACTTCTCATAGCTATGGATAGCCATGTCCTCAGTTTTATCACCATGAACCTTTCTAAGAATAATACCATTAGGTGTATATGGTGCTAGGTGCATTATCTGGGACACAATAAGTCCTGTTAAAGGATAATTATAATACTTTAGATACGGCTTCACAATGTCAGCTATTACCTGTAGTGGCTGCATAGCTACCAATGCTAACTTCTGCTTGGCTGATAACTTAGGCATTTCCCATTCAGCCCTACCTGCTAGGACATCGTCTATCTGCTGTTGCTGGTCTTGCCAAGCCTGTGATACGAGTGTCACCATATCATCATATTCAATAGCCATGGCAAGCTGTTCCTCAGTAAGACCAGATTTATAAGCAGCGTCCAACAAATCAGCATCGGTTAAGCCTTCAGGAAGTTCAGGCAACTCAACTTCCTTTTGAAGCCACCTGACCATCTCCTCAACTGTGGTTAGGTGTATACCTTTGAACTTTGGTCTAGTTTCTAAAGGCTCAGTAATAAACTGCTCAACAGCTTCCCGTTCCTCAGGTGAAATTTCAAGCCAACTAGGTGTCTCACCTTCTGCAGGTTTTGCTGACATCATCTGTTCCCACTCACTCCTAGCCAGTGCTATATCCTCAGAAGATAACGTGCCTTCTGAAATGTTACCATACACATTGGACATATATTTATCAAAGTTAGTTTCACCCATTTCAATCATGGCTGGTGCTGTCTGGTAGAATAAGGAAAAGAAATCTGCACGGTTCTTCTTTAGCATAGCTTCCTCACCAAACACAAGCTGTTCCTCTACAGCCTTCTGCTGTTCCAATTCTGGAGCTGCAATAGTCCCAGTATACACCTCACCAGATGGTGTATACTGCAGTCCTTTGGTTGAGGCCCTCATTAGGTATGATAAAAACTTTTTCCATCCAGAAAGTGGTTGTTGTAATTGCTGAGCCTTTTCATAGGACTCATTTGTTTTCTTTGTCCAGAATTGTGACTCCTGTAACCATTTATTTATCTTGTCTGTAAAGTCACCCATTACATCAGGCATTATTTACCTCCATAACCTTCAGGTATTTGGTATTCTTCCATTGGTGCTGCTTCTCTTCCCTCAACTGGTTGCATGGGTTGGCCTTGGCCAGGTTGTATCTGTCTTTGTGGTTGGCTACCAATCTGAGCTTGTAGGGCATCTGCAGCCTTAGAAAACAGGTTTGAAGTGCTAATATCACCAGCCTCCTTGGAGATTTTAGCCTGTTCTCTGTAAGCCAGAACCTGTGCTATGATTTGTGCCACCTCATTTGACATAGCATCATCCACATTATTGAGTGCTTGTTCCCTCGTTGGGTCTTTTACTTCTGGGAATAGCATGTCTGTAACCCTTGGGAAGCTAAGACGATAGGTCGGGTTAAGCATCCTGGCCACTGTAGCTCTTTGTACTAAGCTACCAGGAATTTCTATATTATGTTTAACCTCAAATTCAATGTCATCTGGCAAATCCTTTGGCATTTTAAACCCATATGGTCTCAATCTTCTTGACTTTATCTCATTATACCAGAAATTATCAATGCTGGATAATAGTGTTACAAGACCAAGACTGTATGGTGCCAGGACACTTAATGCAGCGGAGCTTATCTGTGAGGCGAGGTAACCAGACATTTGTTGTTGGATGTTTCCATGTAGTATCCATGGGAATAGCCCACGCTGTATACGATTGGCATAATCCATCAATATAGTCCTTGTTTCCACTGGTATAGGCACAGTTGGTAATGGCATAACATCTTCTTCTGGAGTGCCTCTGAATATAGCACCACGCTTAAACATTCTTTCTGGCTGTAGTATTCCTTTAGAGCTACGAGATTTCTCAAACCAGCGAGGATTTGCTGAATCTCTGACCAACTGCTGGATGAAACTCTGCATTTTGTTATTATTGTTAAACTCATCCTCATTTACAGCCACTATGGATTCCCCAAAATGCTTTTGCCATGATTTACCTGTGGTTATAACTCCATTATCGGGTAAACCACTGACTGGTGACACAAAGACTGGTATGATATTTGCTACCTGGTCGTCTTTGGGTATCTTAGATTTTGGCCTGGCTAACTTGTCCCCTATGACCAATGAATTAACAACGTCGCCATCCTCATCAATCTGGAATAGATTATACACAATCACATCACTTTTTGGGGTTACTGGGAATGTGATACCATACTTCTTAGCTTTCCTCACCGCAGCCATTGGTTTTAAGGGATATATATGTGCACAGGCTTCCAAGCCACTTTCACCATATTCTGGGAATACATTGGCTGGGTGCCATATCTCAGCCTGTAGTTCGTCGTTGTTAGCATATACGAATATGGAATACCAACCAGTAGCAAGCATATATCCTAAAACCCTACGTAGCCAGGATTGTCTTCCTTTTCTTGCTTCTTCCTTCTCAATTTTGTTCCAACGACGTTCAATATAAGACTCCAGGTAGCTGGTGCCAACAATCTCTGGCTTTTCAAGACCTTCAATGTCTATTTTATGGGACATGGTTGCACTGACAAGAAGATGCAGTGCCAGGTTATAGCCAGTTCTTGGGTCATTGGTTATAACACTCTCCATATCCTCCTGCTCCAGATTGTTGGTCAGTAAGAGCAAATCATACCATTTCTTAAACTGTTGGTTTCTAACAGACCAAAAATCCCTTAATTCATTACATCTGGCTATACATTCTGTTACTCCATTCATATTAAACCTCCTAATTTCAGTATGATAAATATACCACCAAGTAGAACAAATGTGCTAACCCATAAGCCAATTGGCCTGCCTATGGTATAATAGTGCCATTCATCCTCCAATGGATTCTCATAGTTAACTGGCATCTGCATACCTTTCCTGAAAAACATTGCTCCTTCAGCAAAGCCTATTAGAAAAGCATGTCTCTCGTTGGATGTATTAAGAAACTCCTTACACATTACCATCTCCATCCTGAGCTTCCTACATAACCTCTACTTACTGGTTTTGTATCCCTACATACCAGAGCAATACAAACTGAATCATGTATGTCATCCATACCAACTGATATAGCTTGCTCACCAGCTAATCTTATATTCCTACACTGGCTAATATATTCAATATCATGGACTATCATGTCTGGAAGCATCCTGGCATTGGTTGACAGCATGAAGTCTTTAGTTTTTGGACTTGTATACCAACCGAGTTCACTGCTTTCTCTACCACTAACTATATCCCTTCTATAGTATAAATTTGGATAATCCTTCATTAGTGGAGCTAAAGCCATGCCATGTGAGTTAGCCTCCCAGACTATTGTAGACCAGTTATAGTATCTACCTATGTCCCATGCTATGTCCTTAGTTACCTCTGGAGTCCATAGACCTGCTGCCCTGGCACATAGTTTTGGAATTTCTTTACCATCATCCTCATCAAAGGTTAGTACAGACATTGCTGTTTGGGTAACTTTGCCCTGTCCAGGGTCAATTGCTAAAATATACCATCTATCCTTTTCTGGCGGATACCATATATCTGCATGGAATTTATGTATCTCTGCTGGAAAACAATCCTTAGCCTTGTCATTTAACATATCTGGGTCATAATACATATCCCCAGTAGCTAGGAAACAATCCACGTCGTTCTCTGGGTATTCCTGTTGGAATAGTCTACGAATTTCACCAGAACGTCTAAGACTCTCCATTTCAAATATACTATATCTTCTCCAACGAATTTGGTCTTCAGTCAGATTGAAATTATCTACAAGTGCCTTTTCCTCAAGATTTAACTTTAATGGCTTATCCAAGCCTAGCCTGGCAATGACTTCTTTCCTGTATAGGTGTAATCTATCTGGTGTTATTGAGTACTCTGGATGGTCAAACCACCTATAGAAATGTGGAGTAAACACAGACATATTCTCCTTCGCTAACCTATACATACCACAGAAATCGTTATCTTCACCATTTGGAGTGGATAGAACATCAATAGTACCATCTGGAGGAACACGCTTCATTGCTGGCATAAATATCCTCTCAATGGCTCCTGGTTCCCAAAAAGCAAGCTCATCAGCGATAAGATGGTGGATGGTCTCAGCCCTACCTGCCACAAATGACCTGGCAGAACTTATATACATGGAACTATGGATGGAAGGAAACGTTTTCTCATATGAGGACCTATGATGCATCTGTGGCCAACCAGGTATTTGTAAGGAATTAACTGTATTATAGAAGAACTGGGCTTTATCCAGTAACCTCTGGGTTATAAATTCCTCAAATGCAATAAGGACAGTGTTGGTGCCTGGTGTGGTCACTGTGTCAATCATCCTTTCAGCGAGAATAAGTGATGACATACCAACCTGTGCTGGCTTGACATAAATGTCCCTACCAGATTGGTTAGCCAGGACATCAGCTTGTATAGGATTTAGAATAAATGGAATCCTATTACAAGACTTGTCCTCTATAACCAGCAATGTTTCTATGAACTTCCTCTTATCCTTGATAAGGGAAGCAAATACCTCGGTTTGTGTTGACATTATTTTGCTTTGTATGGTTTACCTATTGGTCCATGACCTTTGCCTCGGCCTAGACCTCTGCCTTTGCCACCACTACGGATTTTGCTGCCTGGACATGGTTTAGCCATTACCTTCTCCTCATTCTTCTTAGTGTTAAGGCAAGTCTAGCACGCCTACCAAGTGTTCCCTTCGCCCTGGCAGCCTTGCGAAGTCTGGATACAGGAATCTTCTTACCCTTCGGCACACCAAGTTGTTTGTGAAGGGCACCTGGATGCTTGATGGCTTTTTGAATCCATTTCTTTGCCATTTTACACCTCCTTTAACCAATAATATAACCAAATGAATGTGCTAATGATAATGTTTCCTCACTCCCCCATGCTCCATGACTAGGTTCAGGACTAACAAACTTGCGGACAAAGGCATACTCGACATAGAGGGTATCATCATAATTAGCATTACTTCTAAAGAAAAAGGTTAAGTCATTATCAGCATTGGTTGGAACATTAGTCGTGTGAGTGGCTTCGAGTGTGTCATCTTTGTAGAATTTATTTGTTGGAGTTCCGCTATCGTCATACCATTGTATTTCAAAGTGATGCCAGTTAGTATCCCAGGCATCTGAGTTGGTATGTGTAGACGAACCATCGTTAACTGAAGTACACCTAAAACAAGAGCCTGTAACATAAAAAGCCCACCTGAGCTTATCAGCACCACCGCCACCAGCCTCATCATCGGTGATTGCATTGAAATAGGCCCAGTGTCCAGTAGTGTCTACCATAGACTTTGAGTGAACAGCACATCCAATACTCGCCTGATGCCAGGTGGTTTTACCTCTAGCAAGACCACCAGCACCTCCACTCCGCACAAGAACAAGTTGTCCACCCGTCTCTGTTACTGAACCTTCTACAACATTCCACTTACTAGTATCAAGAGAATTATCATCAAAATTATCACCGCACAGGAAGACATCATCGAGGTCAGAAGCACTAGCACTGGCAGCACCAGACTTCCCATAATAGACATAAATGCTCTGATTGCTCCCCAAATCATCGTTAACCTTCACCCAGAATGTGGCTGGGTCGGCAGTCAGGTCTTCACACCAGTGGTCAAGCTCTGTAGTGCCGTCATCATCGGTAAAGCGGATGTCATTGGGGAAGTTGGAGCAATGATTATTTAGATAAACATCCTCTCCTGAATCAGAGCCACTGCCAGAATGGATAATTATCTTGACTGTATAGTCAGTGCCAGCCCCAGTAGCCCCACTAACAGCATGGGACTTCCGATAAGACCAGCCAGAAAGCCATCCCATTTAAGCCTCCGATACTGAACCGAACGGATATTTACCAGTTAATTCAGTGTGCTGAAGATTTCCATTAACTACCTCAATAAGGAAGGTCTTAAAGGTATTATCAGGCATGACAGCCACAATGATAGCGGTTTCACTGCGTGGGTCAATCCTCTCAATGTAGGCAGCTTTGATAACCTCAGCTTGGATAAGCTCGGTAATCCGATTGTTTAGTTTATCACCAAATGTTTCTTGAACGGGAGGGCGTATAGGACTATGATGCACCCAGTGGCAAGAGCCATCCTTCAACCTGATATAGTGCGTAGACTGTCGAGTCCAGACACCATTTACTACCTTACCTATATACAACTGCTTTATCGGGTAGCCAAACTCTTCGCCGTCTTGTGTCTGCAATACCTCCCAACCATCATCTGTGATGGATTGCAGAAGTTCTTGTTCGGTCATGTTACCTCCTTTACTTGGTTTGTTTTTGCTACATCTCTATGTTTCTTTGCCATCAGCTTTTCTCCACTTTAAGTGATATGGTAGCCCTTTCTATGGTAGAACAACTATCTACATTAAAGGCCAAAATATCTCCTGCACTTATGGATGTAGTCCAGCCGCTGAGGGTGGAATCCTGGGACTTCTGGGCCGAAGATATGGTGGGTGGAGCCGAGGCGGTGATGGAGTCAGCATCAGTGGGTGGGAAGTTAGCATAAGTGTCTTTCCATATATCCACGACGATGGAGCCTGATTGGTCGGCAAGCATGGTAACCTGAGTAATGGTGCATGCGAAGGGAATCTCCAGATGTCCTTTCTGTCCTGTAGTAATGGCTGAGCCTCCACCATCTATGATGAAGGCAATGGAAACTACATTACTATGATGGGCATCTTTATCAGCAGCGTGGTCATAAGCCCACTCTGAAGTAGGAGCCTTATCGGTTTCATCCTCTGTTGGTGGATTCTCCAAATCAGCAATAGCAAGGTAATCAGCAGCATCCTCAGCAGCCATTGTTCCTACATCTGCATCCCTAATAACATCAGCAGCCAGGGATATAACACCACCAGCAGCATCAAAGTCGGCAGCAGTGAAGGTGGATATACCTTTGGTTGCTCCATCAGCGGCAGCATCCTGTATGTCGTCTGTTCCATCAGTGTGATTGGATGCATGTGCTTTTGGTGGTTGGTCATCAGCAAGCTCACCTGATAAACCCGCAACATTGATTTCATCTCCACCACCGTTTTCATGACTGGAAGCATGTGCCTGTGGTGGATTAGAACCTGTCACATCTGCATTGGCATCAACAGTATCCAGTTTAACCTTATCCAGTTTGGGCATTAAACCATGCTTGTCAGCAGTCGCATCTAAATCAGTATTATCCTCAGGAGAAGCAAAATCATCCAACTTTACTGTTTTGGCAGCAGCAACAACCTCAGCATCCAAAACATGTTGGTCATCTGCCAGTAAGCCTGATAAGCCTGTTACGGATATTTCATCACTACCACCATTCTCGTGGTCTGAGGCATGGGCAATTGGTGAAGTTTCTACCTGCAGGTTGCCATTCTCATCATATACATATAATTTTGAGCCATCAAATGTAGCATGGTAACCAGCACCAAAAGAATCTATACCTAGAATCTGTCTTGAACTTCCATCATTCAGGTATAGATTAACTGATACGGCGGAGGAATGGGTATTAAATAGAGTTATACCAGCTATAGTATCAACACCAGAGGCAGTTACCAATGTAGCTTTAGCATCAGCCAGCTGTCCAGAAGCAAGCATGGTTAATGTTGTTCCATCTAAACCACTGACTGTGTAGTCAACCTTACTTGCTACAGAGGCATCGCCCTCCAACAAATACCCATCTTTTAATACGATAGCCACTAATTAGCCTCCCAATCCTAATATCAAAGCAATAACTGTTCCTTCTGATACACCACCAGCATTATCATCCACATACTTTTTGGTAGCCGGTTCATAATCACCATCTGGAGTAAATGCATCAGTGTTCTCCTTATATAGATATCTGGCATCACCTCTAGCATTTGTGAGGTAGTGTGTATGGTCATCATCATCCAATCCTTCGAGTGCTCCATGGTCTGTTACTGCGGTTCCAATGAAAACAACGTCAGTTGCCATCAACACTGAGGTAAAAGCAGTTGCGTTCTTTTCTATTATTATACAGCCAAGCAATACAGCAAAATCTGATACTTCGATTGGAACATCACTTGGAGGTTGGCCTAACTCTGCTGCAGCTAATTTGGCATTGTTAGTCCCCAATACCACAAAAACATGTTCATCGTCAGGATGCAGATAAACCCAATGACAATTATACTTGTTGGTTGACAGTGTGGCAAGGGCATGAGTTGAGGTATTCCAATACTGTGTATTGTTTATGACTGTGGAATCCTCTGTATAGGTAAAACCTGCAGTTGAATCACCATGTATGTAGGTAAACTTATCTGTACCAGAATCAAAAGCTCCACCACTAAAAGGTGTTAGTCTGGTAATGCCATGATACACCACACCCGCCGATATGTTGAACTGCCTACTTCCTCCATCTGTTATGGTGCAACCACTAACAAGTTCCGAAGCCCTTAATGTGGCGGCTCGTTTTTGTAGTTTAGCTACTCCATCCTGTAGCCTCATACCTGCATTTTGGAAATGGACATTATCGCTGGAGTCTTTCATACAAGTGCCAATGCCAATCATTGTTGTTCCATTGGCACTAGCTTCCTGTATAAGTATTTGTGGGCTACCTGAGTTGTAATCCAATATCACATGATATTTGGTATCAGCAGCATCCATTGTCTGGTTAGCCTGCTCAGCAAGTGTAATATAAGTCAGTGGGTCAGTATCTCCAGTGCCTGTGCGAAGGAGGGCTGTTAGTGCAGATATGGTTATTGTTCCTGTCGTGCCTTCTGAGATAGTGCCACCAGATAACAACATTGGGGAGAGTGCACCATCCAACATTTGGGTTTTGAAAGATTCAGGCTTCCACAGCTTGGCAGTGTCATCCCAGCAAAGCATGTCCTCATCTGCTGGTGAGGTGGAATGGACATCCCTTAACACATTCAATACATCTGGAGTCTTTATCATACCTTTGTATATCTCCCACTATAGCCTATTGGATGTGCTTCCCCACCAACATTCTTTACCCTGATATAATTGTTGTATGTTAAGTCAAAACCAAATCGAGAATAGATACCAGCACCAGTAGCAGAGTCGAAGTCTACCTCATTTGCGCCATCATAAAAGCTAATTTCCACATCATCCTCAAAATAGATGTTATTAACAACGACTTCATTACCTTCACCAGGCCTGATGGTCAGATAGGCATTGTTCTCAACTGATTCTATATCTGAGAATACATCACCTACTGCTGCCATCCTTCTTCTCCTTTAAATCTGCCTCACATACCTCACAAATCTTCTGACCACAACAGGTTGGTCTTCCACAAATTTTACATATTGGCATTATTTTAATCCCAACTCCTTTTTAGCTTGCCTCAATGCATTGTAGGAATAAGCACGCTGACCAAATGCTGGAAGTTTGGTCATATATGCCCTGGCTTTGAAGGTTGTTATAACAGGGCGTTTGAGTGCAACTCCTCTGCCAGTTGCTCTGACCCTTAGGTGCTGCATGACATTCCTTGTATATTTGGGTTTGAAGTATGGCATATTACCTCCCTATTCATTTCCTTTTGTTTTCCTCACTGCCCGTTCTATCATAAGACCACTAACTATTGGAATTGACATACCGAGAAACCATGTTGGGGCTTCTCCAAATATGGCCAACACACAGAGGGTAAAGACCAACATAATCAGGCATATTGGTCTGGCTGCTGCTTTTAATACTTCTGCCATCTTCTCCTATAATGCATACCACGCCTACCTACTCTAAGCACCTGTGCCTTGAATAAGTTCTTCCTACCTGCTACCCTTTGTCTTAGGCTTGCTCTTTTCCCTTTTGCCATTTATTAAATCCAACTTACTTTCAATTATTGGGAACATAGTATTACACTTACCCTCTAAAGCTGATAGGTGTATGCTGATACCATCCACCTTCTTTACAAGACCATCACTACCCTCGGTACCATTTAATGTTTCCCTGACATTCTCGACCTTAGTTTCAAGATTGCCATAGCTTTTGCCAAGTCTGGCAGATGTAACCAATACAGCAGCGGCATTTGCAATAACCACACCAATTACAGCAATTACCTCAACTGTCATTTAAGTTCCTTTATGAGTTTTCCGTCATCACGCCTCCGTAACTCGGTATGATTGCAAGTCCTACATTTATATAGGATTTCATACTGGGTTATCTTCGCCCGTAGCATCTGGACCTGACATTTTGGGCAGAGCATGATGAGCAACTCCTTTACCTACTATTAACTCCGACCTCTCCTTTCTTATTTGAAATACCAAATCTGTGAAGTTAAACCCTTCACCCTGGGCTTCACCTATCAATTGTTGGATTACAGCATATTGCTGTGGAGTATAGAATTGTCTAAGTTTAAGTAGATATTGGTTTTCTCTATCAGTAAGTTTATCTGGTGTTCTTACACTCTTGAATAGGATGTTGAAATCCTTCTGCAGAATTAGATGGAAATTCCTAGTAAACTCAAGGTTAATAAATTCAGCACCAAGTTTCTTCTTGAGTTCATTTATACCAGAAAGGTCCAGGACTTCAAACTGTGGGTCAGCTTTCCGCCAATTTCTAACAGTTGTCTCTGTTACACCAACTAACGCAATTGCTTCCCTGACGCCGAAACCACACACTCTGTAGCCAAGGTATTTGGATTTCCTTGAATCATCTGGAAAGTATGGAATCATTGACTCCACTATCTTTTCAGTTTTTGCGTCCATATTACTATTGTATCATATTATGATTATTATGTCAAGTGTATATCTTAGACTTGACAAGTATATTTTATTATGTTATAATTAAATATAGATAACTGGAGATAGAGCATGGATGTATGGATGACCTGGTGTAGGCGCAAGGCTGTGTGTAAGTATTGTGGTGAGGATATAGTAAAGGCCACACCGATAGTTAAATGTAAATCTGTTAGGGGCAATACTACCAAACTAACAACAATGATGTATTTCCATCCCAAATGCTGGGTTGAGAATGGGATGGATTATCTGGAGAAAAACCCATACACCTCTGGTATGAGAGGAAGAAAGAGATTAGAGTTGTCTGATGAGGATAGGAGAGCAAGGTATTTGTTGTTAAGGAAATATGCTGGGTTGAAACAGAGACTTGGTAACATAGTTACAAAATTTCCTGATAATCTTGAACCTACTCTGAGAATAGAGGAACAAATGAGGCAAATTATGGTTGATATCAGCGTGGTTGGAGGAATACCACCAAAATGGCTGGAACAGATAGATGTAACAAATCACCAATAGGTGCACACTTTTGGATTGAGAAGCTGGAAAAGCGTGTTAATGGACTTGGCTGGTTTAAGTGTAAGCACTGTGGGAAAGGTAAATGGATGGCCATAACATTTGAAACAGCCGTACCTCATAAATCTGATTTGGAGTAAGTATCAAAAGGCTTTGATGTAATATGGAGATAATAGATGCCATATGGAACTACACAGTTAACAGGCTGGTTATTCGCTGTGATTGTAAGAATGTGTTTTACCATCGTGCAGATAGATGGTTAGTTAGGTGTTATCGGTGTGGCAAGACTATGAACCTTAGGGAGTTGCGTGGTCAATAATTTGCTGGGGGAACATGGAGATTATAGCTAGGGACTACATCGCTGAACTAATGCTCCTCAAATGTGCATGTGGTAGGATATTCCAGCAATCTCTACATACCAAAATCGTCGTGTGCCCTGGTTGTGGACAGCGGCGAGGTATAAGCCATGGAAGTAGTTTCTACAGGTTGGTAAATTTGCGAGAGAGAAACTAAATTACTCAATAACCTCATAATTAACCTCTCCGTATGACTACCGAAGACTATATCGCTTAGCTACGAATCAACCCAGGCAACGTTGAGAGCACGCTTAGACGGCATTGATTCAATTATGAGTGTAAATACACAGGGCGATGTGAAACAAACGCATTCTCGATGCTCTCAGCGTAGCACATATGTTCTAATTCATGGCAAAAAGATAGAGCACAGTTGGCAACTGACTGTGCTCTGTTGTCTACGCTGGGGTGACTTTGCCTTCTGCTACTGCACGCTTGTAGACTTTACTTCTATGTTGATACTCTATGCCGTCTACTCTGCAATCTGGATTAACTGCCCTAGCTGTTGCGATTGCTTCCGCTAACGCTGTTTTCTCTTCAGCGGTAGCATGTGCGTCAAACACTCTTATCAGCTTGCCACGCTTACCGCCGCTACCGCTACCGCTACTACGCTTGCTCGGTATCACTGCTACTGCGACTCTTGCTTTGTCGCTTTGCTCATCTGGTAGCATAAACTTGACGCATGTGCCCTTCACTGCTTCTACACGCTTAACGACATCTGGCACAAGCTTTACAAGCTCTTGAGCAAGTTTGATATCAGCTATTGTTATTGTGAAGTTAGCTTTGCCAAGCGGACTATCTTTGATTATCTTAGTTAGCTCGGTAGCAAGCTCGGTTCTAACACCAGCGAGCTTTGCTTCCTCCACTCTAGCTTTCTCCAGAGCTTGTTTAGCTTGCTCTCTCTGAAAGTTAACTAGTGCTTGACTAGCCGCGGTTATCTTATCTTCGTCGTTGCTGGCCAAAGCAGTCTGCAAATCGGACTTGAGCTGGTCTAATGTCTTTTGTTTTACTTCACTCATTTATCACCTCACTTTTTACTTATGTAGAATAGTCACGAGTGGTCCCACACTCGCTGTATTAACTATTCACTTTGTTAATGTGCTGTCGCTGTTACCACTTCAACAGCTTATTATATGTTAAGCTTATCACCACGCAGAAAACTTGTCAATAGAACGGATGTTCTTTCCAGCTTTAGGGTGTATAAACATCGGTAAATTTTGTTTAACATTATGTAAACCAGTAAGGTATTATGTAAACTAGCACATACGAGCAGAACGTTTGTTCTATTGACAATCGCAATAGCGTGGTGCTATACTATATTAAATAACAAAATTGATGGAGGTGAGCACATGGAAATAACAGACGAAGATGCACAGGACTTCAATACCAGGGTTAGTAGAACCCAAGTCAAATCAATCTTGGATAGAACATACCCAGACTATAAAGGCAGGAAGATTAGACTATGCTTCACTGATAAGGTTTGTCTATCCGACCTAAACTGGAGTGGCGGGACACGAAGTGAATATGTTGCTGTGTCCACATCTGGTGAAACATCGAAAGCTGATAATTACACCGCTCCTTGGAACAATAAACAGGAAGGTGTGGTGGTTCAGCTACAACCACATATTGCCATAGTGAAGCATACCATATTCTGTGGGCATGATATAGGTATTATCATATACCTACATCCAGGAAACCTGCCTAGGTGGTTACCTAAAGGATTGGAAGTATGAGAGTTATTATATGTGGTGACAGGAACTGGGATGGCTATGATACCATGTATGGTATTATCAAACTGCACCCAGAAATAGATACCATTATACATGGCTGTTGTAGGGGAGCCGACCTGATGGCTGGTAGCATTGCTCATCGTCTGGGTATAAAAGAAGAACAATATCCAGCTGATTGGACAAAGTATGGCAGGGCTGCTGGTCCAATCAGGAACAAGAGAATGTTG